CAATACTCCAAACCATTCTCAAACGCGCACAGCGCAAACTGAAACAGAAGGATCAGGCGATATGAACATTCGCATTCTCCGCAACGCAGCCGGTCACCTGGTCCGTGCCAAGGTGGACGACAACGGCAACATCGTGGAAGAGATCGAGGTGCTTGAGCGGGCATCCGAAACACAGGCGCTGGTGACGCGCGGCCAAGAAGCCGAGCAGACCCGCGTTGCGGCATTGCTGGAAATGGGCGAGCAGTATTCGGCGCAGCAGCTGGCAGCTGACGCGATCCGCGGCAGCACGTCCGTCGATGAATTCACCCGCACTCTGCTCGATCACGTTGGTGGTGGACGCGGGAATGGCAACGGCAACAGCGGCCGTTCCGATGATACTGGCAACCGCGCATTGGATGACAACGCAGGCGTAGTTGGCATGACGGACTCCGAGGTGGGTCGGTTTAGCTTTCTTCGGGCAGCTCGGGCCTTGCTCAATCCAAGCGACCGGTCAGCACAAGCCGCAGCTGCATTCGAATTCGAAGCATCGGCGGCCGCGCAGGAAACGATGGGGCGCAGCTCCGAAGGGATCACAGTCCCCGTCGACGTCCTGACCCGCGCGCTGAATACGTCGACCTCCGGTGCCACGCCGGGCGACACAGGCGGGTTCTTGATCGATACCAATCTGGCCACGCAGTCCTTTATCGAAATGCTTCGCAACCGCGCCACATTGCTGCAGCTGGGGACGCCGATGGGCGGTCTGGTCGGCAATCTGGATGTGCCTGGCCAAACCGGCTCGGGTAACGTGTTTATCGTCGGCGAAGACGAAGATGTGGGCGAGGGCAGCATGGACGCCGGGCTGGTTAAAATGAGCCCGACCACCATTGGCGTCTTTGGCCGGGTGACGCGCCGCATGATGCAGCAGTCCTCAATGGATGTTGAGCTGCAGTTCCGCAGCTCTTTGGCGACGGATCTGGCGCTCGGTATCGATTGGTACGGCTACTATGGCGACGGCGTCGGGAATAACCCCCTGGGCATTCTGAACCACTCGGGTATCAACGCCTTGGCCTTCGCGGATATTCAGCCGACCTATGCGGAGATCATCGAAATGGAGAGCGAGGTCGCACTCGACAACGCTCTGACGGATTCGGTGCGCTACGTGGGTAACTCCAAGTTCCGCGGTCACTGCAAGTCGACCGAGAAGTTTGCCAACTCGAATGGCCAGACGATCTGGGAAGACGGCGGTACCGTGAACGGGTCGACAGCAGAAATTACCAATCAGTTCGATAACGGCGATGTGCTGTTTGGCAACCTGCGCGATGTCTACATCGGCCTGTGGGGCGCGCTGGATATCCTGGTCGATCCCTATACCCAGTCGCTGTCGGGGACGCGCCGCGTTGTGCTGCACCAAGACTTCGATATTGCCGCGCGCCGCACCGAGAGCTTCTGCCTCGGCCGCAAGCCGACGGCATAACGATCTGAGCCGGCCGATCAGGCCGGTTCGCTCCCTCTGACCTCTTTAATCTTAGGAATTCAAAATGGCTGAAAAGACAGTGAAAGTTAAAATCACCTCCGCGATCGCGATTGCGGGCAAAATCAAAACGCCTGGCACCACGGTGGAGATCGGCGAGGATCTGGCAAAGAACCTGATCAACCGCGGCCGCGCCGAGCTGGCGAAGGGTAAGGCTGCCAAAGCTGAAGGCGATCTGGGCAAGATGAAGGTCGCTGACCTGAAGGTCATCGCGGCCGAGCTTGAGATTGACGGGTATGACGGCATGAACCAAGCCAAGCTGATTGCCGCCATCGAAGAAGCGCGCGACGCGTAACCCATGCCCCATCCCGATTGGGAGGACATCTCCGCTTTTTTCGAGCTCCAGGAATTTGCCACCACGGCAAATATCACCAGAGGTTCGGAAAAGGTGGCAGATGTCCTTGGCATTTTTGACGACCCGAGCCAGATGGCGACCTTGGGCGAGTTCGAATTCGACGGCCCTGGGCCGCGGTTCGTTTGCCGCGAAGACGAGGTGTCGCAGGTTTCGCGCGGCGACACGGCCGTGATCGAGGGGCGCACCTTCGATGTTCTGGAAGAGCCACAGTTGGACGGTACCGGGATCGCCACGCTGATCCTTGCGGTGCCGAACGTGATCTACAATGCTGGCCTTTGACTTTGACGACGGTCAGCTCGACAAGATCGCGGCCGAGTATGCGGCAACCCCCAAACAGGTAGACCTCTCTCGATCGCGCGCGCTGAAGCGCACGGCTGCGACCCTTCGGCGTCTGGCATCCACTGGCCTGCAGACGGAGCTCGGGCTGCGAAACGCCAAAGCGCTGCGCCGTCGCTTGAAGGAGTACAAGGTGGGCAAGGGCAACAATGCGTTGAAGCTCTGGTTCGGTGCCAATGATCTGCCGGTCTCAGCGTTCAAAGGCCGGCCGCAAAAGGTCGATGGCGGGATCAAGTTTGGCGATACGATGGTCCACGGCGCGTTCTTTGCGAAGGTGGGCGGTAAGCGCAAAGTCATGCAGCGGTACGGGTCGAAGCGATGGGCGATCGGCGAGGCGACGTTGTCGGTTGCCGATCGGATGATGATCTACCTCGAGGACGAGGTCTTTGTGGATATTGACAGCATCTACATGAAGCACTTTCTGGCAGAAATTCGGGCGCGCACAATCTTGGGAGTTGGATGATGGCTGAAGCACTTGATTTGGGCGCTGCCCTGGACACGGTCGTGGCCACGCTGGCGGCGGCGTTTCCGACCTTCAAGACGGTCGCGGCCGAGGATGAGACGCGCAAAACTTTGGAAGTGCCGGCCATCATCGTTCAGATGTCGGAGCTCGAGCCTGATCCCGACAAGGATCCACATACGGGCCAGTTTCCGTGCCTGGTCCGAATTGAGGCGCGCATCGTGCTCGGGTACCGGACACCGAAGGTGCGGCGCGAGGTACTGAAGGCAGCCGGCGCGCTCGCGGCCGCGGTGCACAGTAACCGATTGGGGGTGGCCTGGGGCGCGGCCGCTGTCTTGGCTGTTGAGCCGGATGAGTTTGCGCCGCAAGCGGACCAGTACGACGTTTGGCGCGTCGAGTGGGCCCATGCGGCAGATATTGGACCGAGCTTCTTTATCGATGACGGCGTGACACCGACCCAGCTACTGACGTCCTGGTCGCCGGATATCGGGCCTGCGCATGAGCAAGATTATGTGGCGGAGGGCGGCGATGTCTGAGTTCACCTTATCGCAGCTGATGCAGGCCGTGGAGCGGATGATCATGGTGGCGACGGTCACGGCGCGCGATGGCGATCGGGCCAAGGTCAAATGGGCTGACGGGGCGGAGAGCGATTGGCTTAAGATTGCGCAGCTTGGGTCGGCAGAGCTAAAATTCTGGATCCCGCCATCGGTCGGCACTCAGGTGGTGGTGCTTTCGCCTGGTGGCAATACTGCGCATGGCATCATCTATCCTGGTCCCTTTGCGGGTGGTGTGCCAGCCGGCAACTTTGCCGGCACGATCACTGGGGCTGGCGATGTCGTGGCGTCTGAGGTCAGCTTGGTGTCTCACGTGCATGGGGGCATTCAGCCTGGGCCTGGCGACACCGGCACTCCGAAGTAGCGCAGTGGGGAACCGCCAGAGGATCGCAGCGCGTGTCCTGTCCAATGTGGGCGCATGTATGGGATCAGCGCACTCACAGGCCGTAAATTGGGCGGCATCGATCACCTCCGGCAATCCATCCGGGATATCCTGACGACCCCGATCGGGTCGCGGGTGATGCGGCGCGATTATGGATCCCGTTTGTTTGATCTTATCGACGCGCCGTATTCTTCGGCGACCAAGCTGGCGATCATCGCGGCGACGGCCGAGGCATTGATCACCTGGGAGCCGCGCATCGATGTGGACACTGTGACGCTTCGGACCTTTGAGCCTGGCAAAATCATCATTGATCTCAGCGGCCGCTATCTGCCCGACGGCCGCGAAGTCACCATTGCGGGGATCGAGGTCGGATGAGCGCGTTTACGGCAATCAATCTTGAGCGGCTGCCAGCTCCGGAGATCATCGATCGCAAGGATTTTGAGACGATCCTGGCGGAAATTAAGGCATGTCTGATCGCGCGCGATTCGAGCCTCGCGCCAATCATGGGGTTGGAAAGCGAGCCGATCACCAAGGTGCTTGAAGCTTGGGCGTATCGCGAGCTGCTGTTGCGCGCTGAAATTGATGATGCCGGCCGCGGCAACATGCTGGCGTTCGCGGGTGGTGCGCAGCTGGACCATTTGGCGGCGTTCTATGGTGTTGAGCGCGCGGTGATCCAGCCGGCCGATCCTGCGGCGCTGCCGCCAGTGCCGGCCGTGCTCGAGGACGACGCTCGGTTCCGTTCGCGGGTGCAGCTGGCACTTGAAGGGTTCACCACGGCCGGTCCACGCGGGTCGTATGTGTTCTGGGGGCTGTCGGCCTCGTCCTTGGTGAAAGATATCAGCGTTGAATCTCCGTCGCCTGGTCAAGTCCTGGTCACGGTGCTGTCGGATGTCGGGGACGGCAGCGGCGATGCCGCGCTGATCCAGACGGTGTCTGACAAGCTTAACGATGAGGACATTCGGCCGCTAACGGATCAAGTCATCGTGCAAGGCGCATCGATCGTACCGTATCAGCTTGAGGCCGTGCTGACGCTCTATGAAGGACCCGATTCCGATGTTGTGCGCGCGGCCGCTGAGGCGTCAGTTTCTGCGTTCGTTTGGGACCAGCACCGTTTGGGGCATGACATCACGGTTTCCGGCCTGCATGCGGCGCTTCATTTGGCGGGGGTGCAGAAGGTTACCCTGGTCAGCCCCGGCGCTGATTTGGAAATTGATGCATCTGAGGCTGCCTATTGTACGTCGGTATCCGTAACTGTCGGGGGGCGTGATGTCTGATCTGCCCACCATTTTGCCGCCAAATGCGCAAGAGATTGAGCGCGAGCTGGAGCAGCTGTCCGGCCGCTTGCTCGGGGTTGGCGATCCGATCGCTGGCCTTTGGGACGCATCGCTGTGTCCCGAGCATCTGCTTTCCTATCTGGCATGGGCATTCTCCGTTGAGGTTTGGGATAGCGTTTGGCCTGAGAACCAGAAGCGCCAGGTGCTGGTCGACGCTGTGCAGGTTCACCGGGTCAAGGGTACGATCGGGTCTGTTCGTCGCGCGCTCGGTGGCATCGGATTTGAGGCCGATATTGCGGAATGGTTCGACTATGGTGGGGAACCCCATACATTCCGAATTGATGCCTACGGGGACGATGTGTTCGCAGCAGGGATGTCGATCGACAGTCGGACCTTGGCGTTGGTCACTTCGATCCTGGTCAATCTTAAACCTCAGCGCTCTCATTTTGAGCTCCGCATTGGGGAGCGGTTCGATACGGCCGTCTATGCCCGTGCCGGCGCGCGCGGTCGTACGCGCTCCGGTCTGATTCACGACCCTAATCCTCGGACGCGCGTGTCGGTCGGGACCACGCATATGCGGGTCGGGTCGCGGGCGCGCCAGATCAGCACAGTTTACCATGATGTTCAGCCAAGGGATGCCGCCTAATGCCCACCACCATTCTCACCGATATCGCCGAGGCGAAAATCACCCAGGCTGCCGGCTCAGGGTCGCAGGTTGCGATCACGCATGTGGCGTTGGGGGACGGCAATGGGGCCAGCTACAACGGGGACTTTGCTCAGACCTCTTTGCGACGGGAACGTGTCCGGGTGCCGATCGAGCGCAGGCATATTGTCTCGCCGAACGCTTGGCGGGTGAAGGCCGAGTTTGGGTCCGACACGGTTGCATTCGATGTCCGCGAGGCGGGGTTCTTTGATGCCGATGGGGATCTGATTGCGCTCTGCACGTTCCCCGCGGCCGAGGTCCGTCGCACCGGGGCGATCGTCTATCTGATCGACCACGTGCTCAATTTTAGCCGGGTCCAAGAGGGGCTGATCATCGTGGACGCGCCTGATGATGACCTGTTCGATCACGTCGTTATCGATCTGCAAACGCAGGCGCTGACCTATTCCACCCAATACGACCTGCAGATGGCCGTGCGCGACCTGCAGGCGGCAACATAAGAGGACGAACCTATGAGCATTAACGATATTAACAATGCTGCAGCCGCGATGAATCAACTGAAGGCGCGGTATGAAGGCTTTCTGGATGATGCTGACGCACAGATCGCAAATCGCCGGGCGTCTTACGACGAATTGGCAAGCGATTTGGTTGAAATTGTGAAAGACAGAATGAGCGTCACAATTTATTTTGATCCAAACGCTGAGGAAGCCGACCTTTCAAACGGTGGGGTATTCCGAACATGGCAAGAGTTTTTGTCATTCATTAACCCACTGCCAGAATTGGCCTATGTGAAGGTAATTATGCAACCCGGTCAGTTGGTTGTAGACCAAAACTATTATAGCCATATTTACGGCAGTGTTCATCTTGAATTCAGAGCAAATGTGAACCAACCCGCTGGTCAGCGCCCATCATTATTTTTCGTGCTTTATGATAAGGTGAATTTCAACCAATGGCGGAGAATAGAAACGGGCGAACTTGGCTCATTTTATGGCCATCACATTGATTTTTATTTTGACGAAAATATCAACGAGGCCGTTAATCCATCGAGCAACAACATACTGTTCGGTGCGAAAGGGCGGGGTGGTCAAGTTGAGCTGGTCAGTTGCATGGTAAAGGGGCCAACAGGTACCCATTTGATGACGTGTTCCACAGGTGATGTGTCCTCCCTCAGTTTGAACAGCGTTTTGCTGGATGGGATCACTTTCGGCCTTCAACGTTCCGGCGACCGAGGTGTCGCACTCCTAACTTGCGACGTTGTGACGGTGGCTAACGGCGCAGAGATTTATGACTCAGCAGCATTCACCGTTGGGCAGAACCTACTCACATCGGTCGTGACCGTCTAATCCTTGGAGGGATAAATGAAACTGAATTTAGAGTTTGAAGGTCGCAAGACTTATAGCGTTACGGCGGAGGATGCGCGCGAACTAGGCTACCCAGAGGAGGTTATCGCGACTGCGGTGTCAGAAGTCCGGGTGTCAGATTTGAAAAGCGAGTGTCGCCGTCGCATCTATGCCGCGGCTTCGGCCGAGACCCAGATGAATATGGCGACTGCCGCTGCGGTTATCTCCGCGAAAGAAACGAGCGCGCGGACCGAAGACGAGGCGTCGATTTTGTCGGGGCTCGATGATGCGATTGGGTGGGTTGCATCGATGCGCGGCCGTGTTTCCGAGCTGGCTGACGATGCTGCGCTTGATATCGGTGACGACGCCAATTGGCCTCCTTTGCCGGATGGCGCGCGCGACGTTGTCAACAAGTTCTGAGTCTGGGCGAGGTTGATCCCATGATCGCCTTGGCATTTTACAAGGGGCGCGGGCAGCTGCTCGATCGGGTGATCCGTTGGGTCACCCGATCTTCGTTCAGCCATGTCGAAATTTTGCGCGCGGTACCGACAATCTCTGGCAACGGTTTGGAAGCGCGCGCCTGGTCATCGAGCGGCCGTGACGGTGGTGTGCGCGAGAAGTCGATCACGTTCAAGCCGGGGCATTGGGAGTTCGTCACCATTCCCTGGGCAGGGCCGGCCGTGATCGACCGGGTGATTGCCGAGATTGGCAACCCCTACGATTATGCCGGCTTGCTGGCGTCACAGGCGCTGAACCTGCGCCGGCATCGAAAAGACCAGTGGTTTTGCTCTGAAATCTGCGCGTATGCCCTTGAGCTGAGTGCACCGCAGGAGCTGTCGCCTGGCGGGCTTTATTGCCGTGTCTTGGAGATGAACCGCGCCTATCTCGCCGGCTGGACGCGCGCGGGGGAACCGCCAGAGGATTGAGCCGCGGCGCGGTGGAATGCTTGGGCAACAGTTCACATCCGCAAGCGAGGTTACTATGGCATTTCTTCACGGCGTCGAGGTCATCGAGATCGATGCAGGTCCACGTCCCATTCAGACGGTCAAGTCATCCGTCATCGGCATTGTGGGCACTGCGCCCGACGCCGATCCTGATGCCTTCCCTCTAAACACACCGGTCTTGGTCGCCGGCTCGCGCAAAGAAGCCGCGGGCCTGGACACCGTCGGCACCGCGCTCGGCACCTTGCCGGTCGCGATGGATGGCATCTTCGACCAGATCGGCGCGGTCGTCATCGTTGTGCGGGTTGAGGAAGGGGCTACTGAAGCTGAAAGCCTCGCCAATGTGATTGGTGGCGTGAACGCGGTTGATGGCAATTTTGAAGGCGTGCATGCCCTGGTCGGGGCAGAGAGCGTTGTCGGGTTTTCCCCGCGCATCTTGATCGCGCCTGGCTTCACCCACCAACGCCCCGAAGGCAACGTAAACCCGGTCGTTGCGGAGCTGCAGGGGATCGGTGACCGTCTGCGCGCTGTCATCATCGCCGATGGGCCTAACACGAACGATGCCGACGCGATCACCGCAGCCGGCGACTTCGGGTCGGATCGCATCTATCTGATCGATCCGTGGCACAAGGTCATGGTTGGGTCCGATATCGTGTCGGTGCCGGCTTCGTCCCGCGTTGCCGGCTTGATTGCCAAGGTGGATAACGACACCGGTTTCTGGGCATCGCCATCCAACAATCTGCTGGGCGGCGTCATCGGGACCAGCCGGCCGGTTGACTTCAAGCTGGGCGATGCGAGTGCGCGCGCCAATCTGCTGAACGAGGCCAAGGTTGCCACGACGATCCGCCAGAATGGCTACCGCCTGTGGGGCAACCGGACCCTGACCGATGATACCAAGTGGATCTTCCTCAGCGTTCGTCGCACGGCCGACATCATCAACGACTCGCTGTTGCGCGCCCACCTGTGGGCCGTCGATCGGGGCATCACCAAAACCTACGTCTCGGACGTCGAGGAGAGCGTGAATGCCTACCTTCGGGATCTGGTCGCTTTGGGCGCGATCCTGGGCGGTCGTTGCTGGGCCGACCCGGACCTGAACTCGGCCGCAAATATCCAGCTCGGCAAAGTGTTCTTCAACTTTGATTTTACCCCGGTCTATCCGGCCGAGCATATCACGTTCCGTTCGCACCTGGTGAACGACTACATCGAGGAGGTGTTTAACTGATGGCTGCTGAAGATATCCTGAAATATCTAAATCTGTTCGTTGATGGCCGTGGCCATGCGGGCAAGATCGAGGAATACAGCCCACCCGATCTGACGGTTTCGACCGAAGAGTTCCGCGGGGGCGGCATGGACGCGCCTATCGATCTCGACTTGGGTCAAGAGAAGATGACCACGTCCTTCGTGCTCACGTCCTACGACCGTGATGTGCTGTCCCTCTGGGGCATCAAAGACGGCTCGGTGGTGCAGCTGACGGCTCGTGGGTCGCTTGAAAGCCTGGATGGCACCAAGACGGCCGTGGCGCATCACATGCATGGCAAGATCATCTCGGTGGCGCGCGGTACCTGGGGTTCGGGGGCGAAGCCGTCGCTGACCTTCACGGTGAGCCTGCGGTACTACCGCGAGGTCCACGGCGGCGTCGATATCAACGAGATCGATGTCGTCAATATGGTGCGCAAAGTGCGCGGCGTGGATCAGCTCGCCGAGCACCGCGCAAACATCGGCCTGTAAGGAGCTTTCATGGACAATCAAAATAAGCCGGATTGGCTGGTCGAAAATGATGACGGGTCGCTCACGATCAACTTTGAAAGCCGGCCGCCGAAGATCGACGGGACGGAAGTCAAAAGACTGAAGATGCGCGAGCCGTTCGTTGATGATCAGCTGGCTGCGGATTCTGCCGGTTCCAGCAGCGCGCTGTCTGAAATCGCGCTGATCTCCAACCTGTGTGAAATCTCTCCGGAAGCTGTGCGCTCGATGACAATGCGCCAGTACAGCAGGCTGCAGACGGCACTCTCGGTTTTTATTGGCTGACCCGTGAACAAGTCCGGGCGGGGTCACTTCGGCTCGCCCGGCACACCGGATGGGCCGAGCGTGAAATCATGGCCATGCCGGTCAGTCGTTTCATCTGGTGGATAGAGGGCCTTCCGAAGAATGAGTAAAAACCAACGCCTAAACGCAACGATGACGATCGGTTCGGTTCTCGAGCAGTCGGTCAAGCGCAACATGGGCTTCCTAAAATCTGGTCTTTCCCAAGTCGGCGATGCGATCAAGGGTGTCGAGCGCCGGCAAAAGGAGCTCGATCGCCAGCGCAATGTTCTGCGAAAGCAGGGGCAGTCCGTTGAGCACCTCGATCGTGAGTATGAAAAGCTCGAGCGGACGCTTGTGGATCTGCGCCGCGCCCAGGAGCGATGGAACCGTGCGGCCGCAGCGTCGCGCCGGGTCGGCTCCACCTTCAGTAACATGGCATCCGGCATCGGCCGGAACGCGCGCCAGATCGCGATCGGTGCGACCTTGGCCGGTGGCGCGATCTTTGGCCTTGCCAATTCGACAGCGGATCTCGGGGATAACGTCGCCAAGACGGCCGACAAGCTGGGGATCGGCCTGGGCGCG